GGCGGGGGTGTTTCCTCCGGGATTCATCCACCTGAACAAAAACTTCGACGAGGAATTTTGCAGGCAGCTTTGCACTGCCGTTCCAACGCTGGTTTTTGAGACGGTGCAGGGCCAGCCGGAAGAGGTGAAAAAGTTTTTGAACGAGGCGCATTTCAAAGACGAGGCGCTCGACATCGCGGTCGGGAACCTGGCGGCGTTCCGGCTGAGAAGATGGAACTTCGACGCGAAGCGGCAGGAGTTGACGGTTGACCCGGAGACCGAGAAGAAAACGGAGACGCCGGAACCGGAGACGTTTTCGGTTGGCAGGAGCGGCGGCGGATGGCGGTTGTGATTCCATTCTTGACAAAGCGGGAGGCATTTGCCACAAGTCCGGCAAATGTCTCTCGCGCCCGCAACCGGAGTCCCGTCACAGTTTGAAGCGGGCAACACCCTGATTTTCACGGAATCGCTCCCGGCATTCCCCGCTTCCGTATGGACGCTTGCTTTTGTCCTGAACCGGCCCGGCTCATCCCCGGTCACGGTCACGGCAACAGCGAGCGGTTTCGATTTCCTCGTCACACTCGCGGCGTCGGATACCGCCGCAATCGCTCCCGGCGTTTGGGGATTTGCCGAGTATCTAACCGCCGGGAGCGAGCGGTCAACGGGCAATACCGGGACGATCACGGTCCTGCCGAACATGGCGGCGGCGCTGGCGCTTTCACCGGCAGCGCAGATGCTCGCGGCGCTGAATGCCGCGATCCTCAAACTCACTGCGGGAACGGAGCGGAGCGTCAACTTCAACGGCCAGCAGTTCGAGAAAAAAGACCTGGGCGAGCTTTTGAAATCGCGCACGCTCCTGCAAGCCGAGGTTTACCGGGAGAACGCGCGGGATGCGGCCTTGCGCGGAGACGGCCCGAGCGGGCGCCTCGGCATTCAATTCGTCTCGCCCTACAACCAGTATCCGCCTTACGCGCCGGGAGTCTGAACCATGAAGAAAACGAAAAAATCAGCGGTGCGGACACTCGCGAAAGTTGACAAGGCGACCGGCGATATTGCCTCGCGCGGATACCAGGAACTGACTGCCGTCGGCGGTCAAAACGCGGATTGGAACATCAACAATCTTTCGTCTGATTCGGATGTCTGGCAAAACTCCTTCATGCTCACTTCGCGGATGCGTGACCTGTTCAAAACGAATCCGATCTTCATCAAATACCGCGAGCTTCTCTGGTCGAATGTTTTCGGGGCGAACGGGATCATGCTGCGGATGAAATGCAAGGAAACCGAGTACCGGGTTGTGCATTCCGCCGACGAGAAAACGCATTTGATGAAGCACGAGGCGCGGATCAACCGGATTCGTGAATGGGCGGAAAAGAAAGCGGACATGCCGATTGAACGCTACCGGGCATTCCACCTTGCAGACCGGCTCGACCGGACGAAGCGCGATGATGTTCTACGTGGAACAGCCATGATCCAAGTCGGCGCCCCGGATGTTTTCGCGAACATGATCGTCGAACGCCGATGGGCCGAATGGCAGCGGGCAGAGTTCTGCGATTGCCGGGGCCGTCGGAATTACAAAGTTCTGCGGCAGTTGCGGCTCATCAATGCCGTGCGGGATGGAGACGTTTTCCCTCGCCTCATCAAAGATCCCAAGGTCAACAAATTTGGATTCGCTCTCCAGCTCATCGGGGCGGAATGGTGCGACCGCTTTTTCAACACGACGCTTCCGAACGGCAACACCGTCATCATGGGAATCGAATACGAGCAAAACTCGTGGGGCATCGGGAAGCCGGTTGCGTTTTATTTCATCAAGCGCCAGCCGAACGACTGGCAATTCAGCATCCCCGGCTCATTCAATTTCACTTCCGGCACAATGCACCAGCGCGTGCCCGCAGAGGAGATCATCCACTACGCGCGGGCTGTTGACGCCGAAGGCACCCGCCCGGCACCGTGGGCGGCGGCAACAATTCCCTCATCTCGGCAGTTAGATCAAGCCATGCTCGCTGAAGTCATTGCTTGGCGCGAGTCCGCCTGCAAAGTCGGATTCCTTTACAGCGACGTTCTGCCGGAAGGCGGCGCGGCACAAATTGAGCCGAATCCCAAGAGCGGACTGCCACGGCAGGGGCTTGCTCCCGGCGAAACTCACGCTCTCCCGTGGGGCGTCAAATACCAAGCGAATGACCCGACGCATCCGAACTCGAACGTGGAACAATTCCGCAAGACGGCGGGACGCTCAATCACGGCGGGAATGCCGGGTGGGGATTACAACGTGCTGTTTTCGGATCTGGAGAACATCAACTTCAGCGCGGGCAGACTCGGCAGGCTCGACACAAACGAGATGAGCATGCTCCTGCAATGTTTTGATATTGACACCGCCGAAAGGCCGATCTTCGAGGCGTTCCTCGAAATGTCGCTCGTCACCGGCGCGATCCCGCTCCCGCTTGCGAAGTTCGACAAGTTCAACAAGCCGGTTTTCCAGGGCAGGCGGTGGGCTCAGGTCGATGAGGTAAAAGCAGTCAACGCAGCGGCGCTCCGAGTTGCCAACAAGTTCAGCAGCCGCTCTCGTGAATGCGCCGACGAGGGAATTGACTTCGAGGATAACGCCTTCGAACTCGCGGAGGAGACAATGCTTCTTGAGGAACTCGGATTGAGCACAATCACTACGGCGGAGCAAGTGCCTATGGTGACAACTCTCCCCGGAGAGGATGACGAGGAACCCGGCGATGGAAAGAAACCAGCCAAGCCCGCGAAGAAATCCGGTCTTGACAAATCCTCCCGGCTGCTATTGAACGGCAACGGAAATGGCGAACACTAAACAGCCGGAAAAGATTGAGCCGAAACCGCGCAAGGTCCGCCGCCCTGTGCCGCTTGAAGTGAAAAACCGCGACCCGAAAAACCTCGTCACCCGATGAACGAGAAGCGCACGCAGGAAGGGATTGCGCGACGAAAAAAACAGAGGGCAGCTTGGAAAAAGACACCCGCAGGGAAGGCTTCACGAAAGGCTTCTTATGAGCGAAATCGGGAAAGGATTCTCATCCAAAACCGTGCGAAATATGCCAGTGATGAAAGTCTCCGAAAGAAAATTCTCGCGCATCAATCTGAGAAACGAATCAGGAAGGGACCGCGCCCCAAGTCATTAAAGACCCGTGCGATCTACGCGAAAGAATACAGACAACGACATCCTGAAAAAATCAGGGAATCATTGAAGGAATATCAAAAAGCGAATCCTGAAAAAATCAGGCAGTGGGCGCGGAACCGGCATCATCGTGGAATGAAAAGCCCCGAGTTTGTTATAGTCAAAAGAATGAGGGGAAGGTTGCATGATGAATTGAGATTCCGTTCAAGGAAAACCGTAAAGTTTGCCAGCATTCTTGATTTCATCGGGTGTTCCCGATCCGAACTCGTCAAATACATCGAGTCAAAATTCAAAGAAGGCACGAGTTGGGAAAACAGAACTGAATGGCACGTTGACCACATCCGCCCTGTTTCTTCATTCGACATGCTTGATGAAAACGAGCAGAGAAAATGCTTTCACTTTTCAAACCTTCAACCGCTTTGGAGAGAAGAAAATCTTGCCGAGAGCGACAAAATAATCTACGCGTTCAAAGCGGCATGAAAAAGACAATCAAAGTCCCTCAGAACTTGACCCGCTCAGGCGTGGCGTCATTCGATGCCGAAACAAAGTCTTTGCGCTTGAGCATCAGCAGTGACGTTCCCTACCTCCGATATGACTTTTGGGATGACGAGGAATACTATGAGGAGCTGGATCACTCGCCGAAAGGCGTTGACCTTTCTCGCCTGAAAAACGGGGCGGCTCTTCTTTTTAATCACAACCGGGACATTTTACTCGGAACTCTTTCTGATCCGGTCGTTGAAGGCGGGCGCTGCTACGTTGAAGCGAAGATTTCCCAAGCCGACGACGTGGATTCTTACCGCACGAAAATCGAAGAAGGGATTCTGAAAGACACTTCCATCGGCTACACCCTTTTGGATGAAGGAGAATGCGTCGGGCAGAAGGACGGAATCCCCGTTTATCGCTTCCGCTTCGCGATCCACGAAGCATCGCTGGTCACGATTCCCGCCGACACGGGCGTCGGCGTCGGACGCCAGCGCGACCACAAGCCGGAAGGCGAACCGAAAGAAATTTCAGTCCGGCTCGAAAATAATCTTGACGAAAACGGAAATTTAATTCAGAGACAGAATCCGTCTCCAGACACATCTTCAAATCTTCCAATGAAAAACAAAGCCCGCAAACTTCTCGAAGCCGACAACGGCGCGAACGCAACCACCGGAACCGCCTCAACCGTTGACCTCGTGAAAGAGCGCAACGAAGCCATCGACGGATTCAAGGCCCGCTGCAAGCGGATCAACGATTACGTCGCCGCGCTGAAAAGCGAAGGCTGGCGCAAATCCGCAGCGGCCATCGCCGCGAAGCACATCGGCGGGGAAGCCGACTTCGATTCCTTCCGCACCGAGGCACTCGATTCGTTCGAGGGCGTCTCCCGCGTTGACGAGGGAACGACCGCAGAAATCGGCATGGGCAAAAAGGACTTGTCGAAATACAGCCTCGCCCGCGCCATTTACCTCCGGGGCATGGGCAAGGCGCTCGACGGCATTGAAAAGGAAGCCAGCGACGCGCAGGCGAAATCCCTTCACCGCGACGCCGACGGGTTTTTCATCCCGGAAGATTGGAGCAACCGCAGCCTCCAAGAAATTCACGGCCTTAGCACTTCTCAGGTCCGCGCACTGGCCGCTGGCAACTTCGCCTCTGCCGGTGCGCTGATCGGAACCGACCTCCTGGCCGGCTCACTCGTGGAACTCCTCCGCAACAAAGCGGTCGTGATGTCCCTTGGCCCGACGCACCTCGGCGGGCTGGTTGGCAACGTCGCGATCCCGAAACAAGTCGGCGGGGCAACCGCTTACTGGCTCTCGGAAGGCGGCAGCGTCACGGCCAGCGACCAGAGCTTTGCGCAGGTCGGACTCACTCCTCACCGGCTCGTTGCTCAAACCGCATTCGACAAACAGCTCGTGGCGCAGGCCAGCGTCTCGGTCGAAGCCATCGTCCGCAACGACATCGCGCTGGTCATGGCGATCAAGAAGGATTTGGCGGCACTCACCGGCAGCGGTGCATCCGGCGAGCCTCTCGGCATCCTCAATACGACCGGCGTTCAGACCGTCACCATCTCGGGCGCGGTCACCTGGGCGAATATCCTCGATTACGAGAACAAGCTCGCCACGGCAAACGCCGACCAGACCGGCACCCCGGTTTGGCTCACCAACCCGGCAGTCCGCGCGAAACTGAAAGCCGCCGTCAAGGTGTCCGCTTCCACGTTCGCGAACTTCATCTGGGGCGACATGACCGGCGGCAACACCGTCAACGGTTACGCGTCCTACGTCACAAACCAGATCGGCGTCGCGGGAACCGGGGCTTACTACCTCTACTACTTCGTGCCGTCGGAACTGATCGTTGCCGATTGGGCCGGGATCGACGTGGTCGTCAACCCGTTTTCTCTCGACAGCACCGGCCAGATCCGCACCACGGTTACGCAATGGACCGACATCGCGGTCCGTCACCCGGCAGCTTTCGTGGTTTCCAGCGCGGCCGCAAACAGCTAATCCAATGATTCTCACACTCACCCAAGACGTTATCATCAACGACGGCAAGCGCGGCATCATGCGCAAATCAGGCGATAACGTGGAAGTCAAAGACGGCGACGGGAAATACCTGATCGCCGTCGGACACGCGGTGCCGATTCAACCCAAAAACCAAAATCAAAAATGAACGTCGACAAGAAAAACTCACTGACATTCGCGAACGTGCTTTCATCGGCGGCGGTTGCGACCAACAACACGGCCAGCCCCGGAGTTGACACGAAAGACTACATCGGCCAGATCGCCTGCGTGGTCAACGTCGGAGTCAAAACCGTTGGTGACAACGACGGGACCGTCACAGTTGTCATCCAGGGCAGCGCGACCAACAGCGCCGCCGCAGCGACCAACATCAGCGGGACCAACAGCGTTTCGACGACCAACAACACCGCCGCCGTCGGCGTGGTTGCGTTCGACAAACGTGCGGAATACCGCTACCTGTTCGCCCGCGTGATCCTCACCGGCACCAACTCTCCGAGCTACCCTGTCAGCGTGACGCTGGTTGGGGAAAGCCAGGTGCAGCCGATCCAGTAAACAATCTTCCAGCCGCATTTCATCGTGTGGTGTGCATAGCGAAATTGCCGGATTCCAAAAGAGTCCGGCGGTTTTGTTTCAACGCAGAAAACGGAACCGGGAACCGTTGAGCCGGCAATAAAAAATGAGCGAACGAATCTTCCTTCCACTCCTTTCCAACGGATCGGGCGAGATCAAAGCCAACTTCATGGTTTGCTGGGCAGAAGCATTTTCGGGCCGAGACGTTTTTATCTGCCACATTGCCGACAGCCACGCCGGGAGGGGAATGAACAAAACCGCGTGCGCGTTTCTCGACAGCGGGTGTGATATTTGGGTCAACATCGACGCCGATATTCTTTTCACGAAAAAGGACATCGACCACCTTCTTGAAGGGAACCTACCGCTGGTTTACGGAGTTTACCCGAAGAAAAATGACGCCTGCGAACCTTGCCTTGGGACTTTCGATGTCAGACCTGAACCGGATGAAACCGGGCGGGCGGTTGTGCGTCGTGCAGGTCGTGGATTCATGGCTGTGCGGCGGGAACTTTTAGAGCGGATGAAGGAGGAGAACGGCGGGCCAGCTTTGGCCTACCACAACCACGGAAAAACCGAATGGGAGTTTTTTCCGTCGGGAGTGGTTGAAGGAGAAATGTCC